CTTGTTTATGCCAACGAGAATCCCTACCTTCTACGGCAGCTCTTTCCCAGTCACCATCGAGTAGTGCGGCAGTCATATTCTTAAACTTACTGAGACGAGTTCTTCCCATATTGAACATCATATTAACCAAGATTTCTTGGACTTCGTCGGGGAAATCTCCATAAGTCCGCTCTTCGTATAGAGCTTCGCACTCGGAAATCGCGGTGTCCAGATCGGTCTCGAAACATTCCCAGACTCTCTCTTCAGAGATCTCTGTTCCAACATCCTGTCCATATTCTGGGTCACTGTCCTTGACCAAATGCCCCACACCAAAAGTAGGGTAGCCAAGATGGTCGAGATAAATTTCATACTTAACCCCTTCGTCTATTTTTAATGTTTTAAAAACATTTTCTCTGTTCATGTATATATTCCTATATTAAGTGTTGATTGTAGAATGCTTACCAGCACCCTTCTTGATATTTTTCAGATGATCATTCCATTCCGAACCGGCCAACTGACGAGCTGTGGTATGACCAGAGACGAGTTTAGGCGCAGATAATATAACCTGAGTTAGTTCTGGATTGTTTTCTTTAAATTCATCTAGGTCAGAAATCCGAAGAGTCTTTTCAAAGATCTCTCCGGTTTCTTTATTTTTAAAATTGTAAATTGCCATAATAAAATTCACTGGTCATAAAGTAGATCAATACGACAGGATACGCGAGATCTGATCCTGAAGAGATATGATCACCCCCTATTTAACAGTTAAAACCCTTTGTTGTAGTATAATAATTATCCATTGTCACATTCGAGTTACAATTATTATTGTATGTCGTTTGGGAGAGTGACATGGATGTTCTATGAATTGTTGCAGTTTTATTACTTACTTTAGTATTCGACATAGTAGATTCCTTATAGGTCGAGTGGGTTTAAGCTGCTACCTTGGGTTACTTACGGATCAAATCGGGGAATGCCTCCTGTACAAGTTTTTTAGTTAAGAATTTTGTTGGCGATTTCTTTTCCACCATAGAAAGAACTAAATCAGCATCTTTAGGATGAATAGACTCTAATAGTTCTATAAATTTGTTTTCTCTTTTGTGGGCAGGGAGATCAGTGCCAGGCCCACCATTTACAAAAATACCAAACATCTTATGTCCTCTCAATAGAGTGGAGGGAACACTTCTTTCGTTATTTGGGGTGAATGGAGGTTTTCCTTCGGGTAAAAGAAACTCTAAAGAATCGTCAAAAGTTCCTCTTAAAACATCCTTCAATGCCTGAACATCAGAATATTTACTTAGAACCTCCAATCGAGATTTTTTATTTTTAGATTTACTGAACTCTTCAAGTATCTCAAAAACTTCAGGATTTCTGGTAGTATATGCCATAATTTAATTGCCTCTGTTAATATTATATATACTTTTTATTAGGTTTATCTTTTACTAATCTACGACATTCGTTAAATCTACGAATACTTGTCAAAACACCAAACAATTCATCATCAGCTTTCTGTGAAAAACTTAACCAAAATATAAGCATTATTCTTAGTATCCAAACGCCTACTTTTCCAGAAACCATTTTGGTACCTCTCGGTTAGACCATTTCGCAAAGTATCTTTTTTCTTCTCGATAGTACTTACGGTAACCTTCAGTAACATTATCATCCTTACAGTATTCAGGCATACATTGTGGCATAATAGTCTCAGATCCTACCTGATTAATATTCTTAGGGGCGAACCACAACTGACCAGATAGTTTATCATAAGTAGCGTGTATTCTTCCATAACGGTGCGTATATTCCTTAGCACAAGCTACGAAATGATTATACAACCATCGATAGTTCCTTTCGTTTTCTCTTGTCCAGATAGCGGATGGGTGGTTAACATGACAAGCTTTGTATAACAGTCTTTCTTGCGCATCTCCATTGAGTCTCCATCGTTTTATCCTACGGCCGCCCTTAGTTCTATCGGCATATTCTTCACCATCAATAACACGATGAGCGGTTGATAGTAACTGGGCATATTCAATGACCATTTTGACCACATGTTTGTCACACATCATTTGAGCTGATATAACAGGGTCATCATGTAATCTAAAAATATTCATTCGTAATCCCAAATACAAGAAACAATATCTTTAACAAATTCTAAAGGCAGGTCTAACTTACTAGAAATATCCTGTACCGAAACTGTTTGTTCATATAACTCTTGAACCTCAAAAACCACTGTACTCATTTTACTCATTTTACTTCTCCCAAGTTTTTTACTTTAAGTTCTTTCATCGTATCACTATCAAGAAAATGTCTGTCCATTAGATTAGGTCCAGTAGCAATACTGTAGTAATCAATATCTTCAGGGGTATGCACAAACATTATTTCACCAGAAAAGACACCACTAGGAGTGTTCCACCGAATCGTCTCACCAACTATACCGTACATTATGTCTTCCTCCTATATCCAAGAGTTTCCATTGCGAAGACAGGAGAACCTCCAACTTCGTATCCATAATCTTCATCGAAGAATTTGTTGTTGTGGTCAGAAAGATACATATACTCCTCAACATGAACATTTTTTACTAGGAAGTTAATCCATGTTTTCCAAGGTTTGTAACCATGTTTGAATCTCGCGACAAAAGCAGGCTTTAACTTACCATACCAGCTTGGGTGACAGTTAGGATGAACATCTTGCATCAACTTGGCACCTTCAAAATCACCTTTGTATGTTAAGTACATACCGTCCCATTGGAAATCTTCTTTAACAAAATAAGTCATAATAAACACACTCTCTCAATCATCAATACATAGGTATTATACAATATTTCACACACTTTGTCAACACATTTATTACTTATTTTCAAAATAATATTTAATATCTTTCTTGTTAAACTTGCGAAACTTTCGTCTACTCACACTCCAAGATTTTTTTGGAGCACTGAAGATTTTCACATCCTTTGTACCATAAGGAACATAACCCACAAGGTCCGTACCCTTAGTTATGTAGACGTGATTGGGAACTTTGTACTCGCCCCAGTCGGTCAACTCTTCTCGCCACAAATAGTGACAGGCTTCATCAAAAGTCATATTAAAACTCCACTCGGTCAAAGACAGCGACAGCACCATAGAAGTGACCGTCAATCAACTGGTCACACAGTTTAGAAAATCGTGAGTCAGATGTTGCGGCATAGTTACCACCGAACATTGTCCATTTACCTTTTTTTGATAGAGTAACGACTCTGAGACACTTACGACCACCGATAGGTTCTTCCATAATCAGTTCCGCAGCTGGGTAATCTGAACAAGGTTCGAAAGGGCCCTCTGCATTGACTATAGTAAAACCCTTACTATATGAAGACTCACCACCAGCGGTGCAGTCAACATTATCTAAAAAACTGTTTCCATACGGAACTTGTTTGTACACACTAACATGAATTCCCATTACACATACCTCACATTATTTTTAAGAAACCATTTCTCGACTACGGGATTACCGCAATCATCCTCATCAACCGCAATATATGCTACGGTCTTCTTGACATTGGCATAACGATACTGTTGACCGATACCACCAACCCAAACTATATGGGGATAGTCTTTGTGGAAGTCCAAGAAACAGTGATTATTCTCACTGTAATGAAAGTAATTACCGAAGTCTTTCTCAGTAAACTCACCTAAAACATTTTCAACACTCGAAGGGGCAAAACTCATAATAAACACACTCTCTCAATCATCAATACATAGGTATTATACAACGCCCAACAAGGTTTGTCAAGCGTTTTCTTGAAATTAAATGAAGTTTTTTTTATGTGGAAAATGGCGGAGAGGGTGGGATTTGAACCCACGATACGCTATTAACGTATGCCAGTTTTCAAGACTGGTGCATTCAACCGCTCTGCCACCTCTCCGAAAATATTATGGTGGGGGGAGGTGGATTCGAACCACCGAAGCTTTCGCGTCAGATTTACAGTCTGATCCCTTTGGCCGCTCGGGAATCCCCCCCGATTAGATTAATCTTTGAACTTGTTATCGATCCAACATTTACCGTAGTACAAAATTCCCAACCAAACAGAGAAGAGTATTCCGTCTAGGTAACTGAGTGATTCCCAAACATTTATAGGGTCCATGATTTTTTCCTATATTGGCGGACTGGACGAGACTCGAACTCGCGACCTCCGGCGTGACAGGCCGGCATTCTAACCAACTGAACTACCAGTCCTAGTTAATGGCTCCGTCTGGTGGGCTCGAACCACCGACCCAGTGATTAACAGTCACTTGCTCTACCAACTGAGCTAAGACGGAATAAATTTGTCTGGTGACACAAAACTCTTCTTTGACCTTATACGTTGCACGTGCATAGTCTCCAAGCCTTCTGACTAACGGTACCAGTTACCGACCTACTTGGTGTCGTGTTTCTATTTAGGATGATTAATCCCATTCTCATCATAGGAGAAACAAATAACTACTAGTCCGCAATCATAGGACTCGTTTGGTGGAGGTATGCGGGATCGAACCGCAGACCTTCGCCGTGCAAGGGCGACGCTCTCCCAGCTGAGCTATACCCCCAAAATGGAGCTCGGAACAGGAGTCGAACCTGCGACCTGCTGATTACAAGTCAGCTGCTCTACCAACTGAGCTATCCGAGCTTTAAACTAAGGTGTGTATTATAACACAATAAAAAATATTTGTCAAATATTATTTTTTATAATTTTCTAAAAAATATTTCAAATCTTCTGGAGTTCCCAATCCCCACATTTTGGAAGCATTATGTGTATATATTTTTTTACAATCTTCGATCGCCTGATTAAAAACTGGACACACATAAAACTCATTATTTACTCTAATATTTTTTTCTATCATTTGTTCAGCATATTTAACAAAATCACTACCACTCTTCCAATAGTAATAACCGACTGTAGCAAGATTACTTATAGGATTTTTTTCCGCAACTTCTGTTACAAGACCAAAGTTATCTATTTTGGCAAAAGACCATTTTGGATGAGTAGCCTCAAATGTGACAATACCACCGTCAGCATTCTTTTCGTTCATTGAATACATAAACTCCATAACTTCCCATTCAACATACTGATCAGAATTGGCAAAGAATAGTGGATTTTCATTGTTTATATATTCTTTTGCTAAAAGTGCGGTACATGCCGCTCCCTCAGTCATCTTATCCACCTCAATAATTTTGCATTTTGGGGATATTAGTCCTAACATAGTATCTAGGTTATAATCTTCTCTGTGTTCTTTTTGTACTACAAATATATAATTAGCATCTAATCCCAGATTTTCAACAACATTCTGGATCATAGGTTTACCATTCACATCTATCAGTGGTTTAGGAAAAGTGTAACCCGCCTCTTTAAAACGACTACCAGCTCCAGCCATTGGTATAAGAACATTCAATTTATCATTTTTCCACTTTTTTATCATAGGTGCACCCTCAATTTTTGGGATTATATTATGTATATTTGTATTATAAGGATTGTCCACTCGTATATAATTAGCGCGAGATCTTTGTGCGGACAGTAATCCAGCTGGACTATCTTCAACGATTATAGTTTCTTCCGGCAAAACCCCCATCATAGACATAGCCTTCCAATATATCTCTGGGTGAGGTTTAGCATTTTTGACATCTTCATTGGAAAGAATTACCGAACAATGTTGTATTATTTTTGCTTGTGAAAGCGAAGTTAAAACCGTTCTTCTTATTGAATTTGAACATACTCCAATTTTATATCCGAGTTTTTCTAACTCTAAAAATAACTCACATATTTCTTCTATTGGTTTTTGTTCGGATAACATTTCTCTAGTAAGTTTTTGTTTATTTTCACTTATTTGTGAATGTAGTTTCGGATCTAAACCCTTACGTTCCGTTAACATATTTAATTTTTGTATAGTTTTTAATCCATCATAAATTGAAAGATGTTCCTTTTCGGTTATAGAATATTTTTCACCTAAAGCTTTGTTTAAAGCCTTATAATGTATATTTTTAGCATCTACTAATACTCCATCTAAATCAAAGAGAATTAATTTTATAGGACGATTCATAACATATTAACTCTATTTAATATGTCATAACTTCTTTTACTCGTATCTATATTTCTATATATTGAAACAAGTCCATCTATATTAATATGTTTTCTTTTTCTACATAAAATTTGATGCCAACCATATTCAGCTCCATACAAATTTTCTTTCACATAGTGATCCATTATGTCAAAATCTATTATGTCATCCTTTTTAAATACTATACAAAAATCTTTTAAGTAGTTGTTCCATTTGCATGGAGAATAATCATTATTAGATCCGACTTCATCTATGATACAATAGATGCCCCCATCTACCTGTTTTTTTACGGATTCTCTTCTAGACCTAACTCGAAGGTAATTATCATTTTGATTACGAACCGTTTTTCCCAAAACACTACTATGATTAGGTATAGTAGCTATCCCTATGACATTATCTTTAGCTAATTCTAAAATATCGGAAAGAGGAAATTCATTATTAAAATAAGCATCCCACCTAGTTCTTATATAAAAATCATAATCTTTAGGAATAGAATTGAACTGTTCCAATAGAGATATGTGTTGAAAACAACCGTGAGCTCTCATAAGTTTTCCGGACTCTGAAGAGTTCTTTATTCTATTAATTCCGGAAAAATCTTTTTTAGGAAGATTTTCTACAGCCTTAAGATAAGGATCGTAACTAGCTAAAGGAGGTTTAGGTACCCACTTTATATCAACAATATTCCTTATATCCTTAAATATATGTCGATCTTCATCACTATCCCAAGTTTGATAAAATATATCACAACCGGAAAATATTTTTTGAAGAGAACTTAAATTTTCTTTAAGTATTTCTCGTCTCAAATATGGATGAAAATTTCCATTTATAAGTACAGCAATTTTCACTAATCTTCAACAACTTCAGCCACTAAGGGTGCCTTACGACGAACCAGTTCATTTCTAGCTTTTTGTTTTTTCTTGCCTGTAGCGTTGTCTTTGGCAATAACCTCTTGTAGTTCTTCGGTAGAAACAGTGTGTATATAATACCGAGTAATGTTTCTTTTCCTATCCTTTGCATCGGGTTTCCATTTGATTGGCATAATAAATTTCCTATTTTTTCATGTTAACAGATAGGTGTTTGGAATGTACCTTACACCCAATAAACTCATTGTAGAAGTCCGAAGACTCAAGTACTTCGTATTGAAATTGATACTTTGCTTCATAGTAAGAACAGTCTCCTTTAGATTTGCATAATCTAAGTATCTCCCTACTAAAAGCTTCGTTACCCTTTTTTTCAACTAAAGCTTTAACATTCTCACTAGATCCATAGTAATCCATCCAATCAGACTGAACTTTAGTTTTAACTCTTCTCTTTCTCTTTTTGGTGACGGGTAAAGTCTTAGGTTTCCAAAATAACTTCTTACCGATATATTTTTTACCACTATCCTTTTCGGTCACCATATAAACAAACCCAACATAAGTTTTAAGGAACTCATCGTCGGGTTTAAATTCTTTATCTTCATATATCCACATAACCATTATATATGCCTATACTAACTACTCGTCATCTTCCACCTCTTCGGCATCGATATCGGAACCACACATAGGACAGAAACGAGGGACTTCATCCTCATCTATTTCATACTTTATCTTTACAACGGTAAAGATATCGCATATCGGGCATTCTATTTCCCACATTACGCTAAACAACCTTTACCATCTAAACCACAAACAGGGCTTTCTTCTTCCTCTTCCCATCCCCATTCTCCATCCATACCATTTACAGAATACTCCGTCACTCTTTTTTCAAAGAAGTTATCATGCGAGGCACCATTAAGGACCCAGTCTAACCAAGTCAATGGGTTATCCTTAACTCCAAACTTCGGTTTCATTCCAAGTTGAAGGAGCCTACGATCAGCGATGTGACGGATGTATTGTTTAACATCGGTTTCATCTAAACCTTCAATAGTACCCGACTTATATGCAAGTTTGATAAATCGGTCTTCTAACCTAACAGCATTCTTGGCCATCTCATATATCTTGGACTTCAACTCATCGTTCACGATACGTGGATGCTCTTCACAGAACTCACGGAATAGTTTCGCATTACCCTGTACGTGCATAGTCTCATCACGTATAGACCACTCCACAATTGTCCCCATACCCTTCATCTTACCGAAACGTTGAAAATTCAATAACATCACGAATGATGCGAACAATGACATACCCTCGTTGAATACGGATTGTGCTAGAACAAGAGCCAACCCAGTATGAGAGTTTATATTCCCCTCTTTCATGAAGTCTAACTTATCGGCCATTTCACTATATTCTAGGAATGCGTGATGTTCTTCGTCCGGTAAACCCAGAGTGTCATTTAACAATGCGTAAGCGCGTTGATGAACACCTTCACGATTAGCAAAAGAAGATAACATATTTCTTATTTCATTATTCTTGAATTTAGGTATAAGAAGTTCATGATAGTTTTCTCCTACCTGAACATCAGACTGCGTGAAAAGTCTCAATATCTGAGTTATAAATTCTTTCTCTTGTTCAGAAAGTTTAGTCTTCCAATCCTGAATATCTTCAGAAAGTTCGGCTTCATCCTCTACCCAATGAATCTCTTCGTGTTTTTTTACCATATCTACCGCCCAAGGATAGACGAAAGGTTTGTATGATTTACTAAATTCTAATAGTGACATTTTTTATCCCTCACAAGCTCTACATTCTTCGGATTCTTCTTGTACCGGATTGTCCAAGAACTTCATTAAATCTTCATACCCACCAACATATTTTCCTGAGATATATATTTGAGGTACACTTTTTACTTTTCGGCCAGTAACTTCTGCTGCACTTTTGCCGACTTCTTTTAGGTTTATATAGTCGTAGTCTATGCCTCGAAGTTTAAGTTCATCTTTCGCCAACTGACAGAAAGGACAATTGGGGATGCCGTAAACTAGAGTTCTTGTATCTTCTCCTAAAGCAACACGTTCTACCTTTTCAGAAACATTTTCCGCACGACTCTTCGCCTCAGTTCTAAGGTAATAAAGACCTTTTAAACCTATCTTCCAAGCCATCAAGTGAACTTTATTGACATAGGCTTTATCCGCACCAGAAGGGAAAAATACATTTACAGACTGTCCTTGACAAATATATTTCTGTCGGTCACCAGCGTGTTGTATAACCCAAGTTTGATCCAATTCTTGAGCAGTTTTAAAAACTGATTTTTCACCCTCAGTAAGGAAAGGTAATTGTTGAACCGATCCCTTATTGGTTATAATTGATGTCCAGTTCGACTCGTTATTCTCTCCCTTCTCCTCTAATAGTTTAGTGAGATAGTTATTCTTAACTAAAAAAGAACCAGCACGAGTTCTATGAGTATATGCATTTGCTTTAGAAGGTTCTATTGAAGGACTTGTACTCAAAATAACACCAGAAGATGCGTTAGGGGCAATAGCCATCAAGTGAGCGTTTCTACGACCACTACCCACACCATCGGGGTACTCCCCTCTAAGTTCTGCAAGTAGTTTAGTTTCTGATACAGCTTCAGAGTTGATATGGTTAAATACTGTATTGTTTATACTTCTGGCAGTCTCAGATTCCCACGCAACTCCGTGTTTCTGTAATAAGGAATGAAAACCCATTGCACCAAGACCTATAGATCTTTCCCTATATGCAGAGAATCTCGCTCTTTTAATACTATCTGGTGCATTCTGAATAAAATGTTCTAAAACATTATCCAACATACGAATCAAATCTCTAACGATATTCGTATCTTTCCATTCCTCATAGTACTCAAGGTTAAGAGAAGACAAACAACAAACCGCAGTACGATCTTTGTCCGTAGGTAAATGTATTTCATTACATAGATTGCTGCCTCGGATTTTTAAACCTAGATCTTTTAGTGGTTGAGGAAGATCTCTATTCGCAGTATCTATGAAATTAAGATAAGGTTCACCTGTACGGAATCTTGTTTCTAAAATACGTTCCCATAGCTTACGAGCGTTGACAGTATCTTTTATAGTATTTCCTTTAGGACAAACTAGATGAAAGTTTCTATTATTTTTTACGGCTTCCATAAAATCGTCACTGATATTAATAGCATTATGAAGATTTAACGCTTTACGTTGAACATCTCCAGTAGGTATACGCATATTAAGGAATTCTATTATTTCTGGATGGGAGACATCCATGTATGCCGCATAAGAACCCTTTCGAGTCTTACCTTGTCGATATGCAATCATATCAGCATCTACAGTATGTAAAAAGGGCATAGGGCCGGGAGATATATCGGAGACGGATCTGACATCAGACCAATGACCCCCTACTCCACCACCCATAATAGACAACCATCTAAGTTCGGAAGAGTGTTCTATAAGTCCCTCAACTGTATCAGGAACATAGGTAAGAAAACAAGATATCGGAAGACCCTTGTTTTTCTTTTTTGTTCTGGAATTGGGGGCATTAGATAATACTGGAGAGGCAAACATGAACCACTTCTGACTCACGTACTCATAAAGTCTCTGTGCGAGACCTTCGTCGAGTTCTCCATTATAGGTTGACCAAGCAGTGGCGGCACGGGCATATGCGTTTTGAGGACTTATTTCTCCCTCTTGCATATAGAAGTCTTGTAACATTGATAGAGCATAGTCTGTAAGTAATTCATCTCTTTTTTTATTAATTCTTACAGACATTCAAATAGACTCCGAATTTAAATCATTAAAGGTAAGTCTCTTTCCTTCATTGATAAAAGATTTAATTGTGTCTAATATATATGAATTTTCTTTACTATAACTAGAGAAATTTTTAGATATTATGTGACTTCTTAGGGATAACTTGGGGTCAGATAATAAGAATCTGTTTAGAGGGAGATCGTGATTTTCTTCCATAGGATCAAGGTTTACCAAGACAACCTCATTATGTTTTCCATAGTGTGCTTGGACAACGCCTTTGGCTCCACCTATTGCGGATTCATCAAAGAAGACTACCGCCTTGTCTTCAATGTTCATAACAACGACTTTCATTTTGATAATTGACATTTCAATCCTCGCATAATTTAGTATGTATTATATCACAAAAGACAAAGAATGTAAAGAACTAAATTGAAGGATTTTCTCTTCTGTCAATCATTCTTTGTAATATTGGTGGTACATCTTTTCTTTTCTTTTTTCTGTCGTATTTTTTTCTAACGACAACTGTAGAACTATCATCTCCAGTTCCTACAACCGAAGTTGTAGATGTTGAGGCTGTTTCCTCAAAATTATCTTTCCACTGTTTAAATGTTCTCATTAATCTCTCTCCAATAAAATCATGTGATTTTGTCTGTCTGTTGCTGGATATATATACTCTTTCAATTTATGATACGGAAAATCTAGTTTTGTAAGATAATGATCGACCAAATCTCTTGGATATATGTTATCTATTTCTGACATACATCGCACATAATCATCTACTAATATGTATTTTATATTTGCATTATTACACAGATTCAAATCTCTAGACATTGAATCTGTTCTATGGTCACCATCAATAAAAACCATATCATAATGTTCTATCTCATGAGGTTCTATAGAGTGAGAATTTCTATGAGAAAAAGTAAATCTCTCTCCGAACATATTCTTAAGTTTTTCTGCATTTACAAGAGTATGATCATACTGACCGATATCCACCGAATGTAAATTCAGTTCTTTCATTATACTCATAAAAGTATAAGAACTATGTCCATAATTAAAACCAATCTCAAATAAATTATTGCAGTTAGTTTCTTTTAGTATTGCAGAAAATATAAGACATGTTACCTCACTAGGAACAACATGACCCTCTCTTTTGGGCCAACCTTCAGTGAGAAACTCGCAGTCTTCGACGAGATTCATTTTTTTAGTTCACCTGTGGTTACATACATGGGTTGTTGAGATTTTAGGTGTATTGCTTCATATATGTTTATACCAAAAATCTCGCCGCATGGATGAGAATTATCTTCTGTTATTCTTATCTGGTCATTAGAAGAAACTACCTCAACAAAGTTAGAGGTCACAGTCTCTTCCTTTATTCTATAGACGCCAGGTGAAACTTGTTTGTTTTCTAACATAAACCATTCAGATTGTTCTTGTAGAATATCTAATATATCTATTCCAGTATCTTTATGAATCTTGGTTATTCCCTTGTCGTTTAACTCTCCGTGTTCCTTAATCAAATATAGTGCAGCTGCATATGATGCAAGACGACTACTGCCGCCCGGAGCTTTCGCCATAAGTTTCTTTATATTGAAAACAAGTCTATGAAACGGAGTATAATAATTACGGTAAGCTTCGCGTTCGTCCATAGTATTCATACTATAATCTTTGCGTTTTTTACCATCTCTATCGATAATGCCCGCTTTAAAAGTTTCGGTTTCTTCTATGGGTGTGACCAATAGTTTTAAAAATCTTACCGTATAAACTAAGTCTGCTGCTGATTTTAATAGTCCCATTATCTCATATCTCTTAATGTCTTTATTACGTTTTTGTCCATACTAATACCAGTAAGATCATCATTAGTTATCGCCTTTAAAAATATAAGAAAAGGTTTCAACGCGTTCCATTGTTCAATACCTTCTATTTTTAATGCTAACATCTCTACTCCAGCTTCATTCCCGAAGACATTAAAAATCACGATGAGATGATTTAATATAAGTCTTTCTGACAATTCATTAGAAGATACGTATTTATTTAATAATCTTTTTACGTACTTGAATCTTTTTAAATCAGAAAAGAATTCTTCACTGTCTATACATGTCGGATTATAATAATGTTGTGCTGCATATAATATTAAATTTTTACTTGTTAATTCCATCATCTAAAAACTCTGGTAAACTCTGATATTCCGGTAAAGTCCCTAATCGTTCTACCATTTTATTAAATGGTCCAACCCAGTCCCAATTATTTTTTTTAACAGTTCCCTCATAGTCTTGCATATAGAAATATGTGGGTTTAGTTCTTTCTCTGTATCTTACCATATTTAGACCACCACTAAGTGCGATCCTTTTAAGTTTTAAAAATTGTATCGTATCTTCACCAATAACTAAAGAGTTATCGTAGTGCATCATCTCCGCACATTTCTTAGAGAAGAAAACTATCCTACACATAGATTCGTGAGATTCTCCATACCTTTCTATTATTTTATTAAATTTTAATCTTTCTTCACTTAATTTTTGTGCCTCGTCCTTTGAGTAGTTTCCATATTCTTCGGACATAAAAAAATCTGTAAGATCTTCTTTAGATATATTTTGATTTTCTAAAGAAGACTTATCAAATGGGAAGTAATGTACATACCAGTCTCCCCTTATAGATTTTTTTACTGCTTTTTGTCGATATAAAACCAAACAATCTGGTGCATTATACCACATAGACATGCGTTTGTAAAGGTCTATTCCATATTCGGTTAATATATCATCTCCATCAATATGTACCATGTATTCGTTATCACTTTCTCGGAATAATTTTAGTACAGAGTTTTTACCAGTTGCTGGAGTTCCGTCCGATTCAGTAACATAGTGTTCTATTTTGTGTTTTACACAAAAAGAAACCGCAGCATCTATATAATTCTCATCCAAAGAATTAATGACGACTACGGCTTCACCAGTAGGTATTTTATAAAAGTGTCTTTTTAGGCACTCTATATGATTAGAAGTGAGAATGTAAAACTTCACAGAAATTTATTCTGACTTAAGACCACAGTTTTTCAATGTGGTCAACATATCTCCTTTTTTCAAATCCTTTACTATATCTATTCCATGATGACTAGCAAGTTCGATGAGTTCTTTTTTAGTCATCTTTTCTATAGATTTGTTAGGAGGTGACTCAGTCAAAAACCTAGAAGTTAATTGTCCAGTTTTAGGATCAGTTTTCTTAAATAACATTATATACCCTATGATACCAATAACCAAAGATATTAATACGCATGTAAATAAAGTATCAATTTCCATAATAAAACCTTTTTATTAACCCCTACTTAGAACCCTTTAAAATTTTCTTATCACCAGTATCATTATCGCCCGGTCTTTTCTTCTTTGATGGTCCACCTCTTCCAGCTTTAGATGCTGTCTCCGCAGCTTTCTCTCCATCAGCAACAACTTCCGGACTATCTGCACCATGTTGTTTTGCGAATTCTTTAGACTTAGGAGATTCCTTGTCCATGATGCCTTCGGGTTTTGAAGCGGAATCGGGAACTTGTTTAGGTTTTGCAGCCTCTACAATCTGATCCCACATAGCATCAAATGATTCTTTTATTTTTGATATCTCCGCTTTCTTGTCCGCAGTCTTAGGGTTTTTCTTCATATCAGAACCGTCATCTACTTCAGGTTCCTTGTCAGTATCAACCGGAGATTCCTCATCGTCTTCCTTTTCAGCTTCAGTCTCTCCATCATCTTCCTTACCCTTTTTCTTGGGTGGGAAAGGTTTCTTTTTGTCGTCTTTTTCCGCTTCAGTATCATCTACAGCTTCGTTCTTTGCTGGCTTCTTACCACCATCAATAGCGTCGTCAGTAGCTTTGCGACGTTTGTGTAGATACTCATCAGAGGAATCAACATCTCCGTCATTATCGATATCCTTGTCTTTTCGATCTTTGAACTTCTTATCGTTCGCTTTATCATCGACAGGGTCTAGAGTTTTCTTTTCTTCCAGCGATTCTTCTTGAGAGACCATTGACTTATATGCCTCTATCGCACCAATTAATTTATTATTTGACATTTTAGCCTCTTAGTGTATATTCATTGTTAAAATTTTAAACATTGTACCTAAAGCAGCAGTAGCAACAACATACATAATACCGTATAGGATTTTTACCGCACGATGAGATTCATCGGCTTTACTTTCTAGATTGTCTATTTTTTCAGACATTCTATTAATTCTTTTGTACTGATTCTGATTTGAAGTCTCTATCGCAATGAGTTTTTCTTCAGCTCTAGCCAAAGAAATCATAGCATCAGATAATTTATCTATCTTCTCTTCAATTCTACTGAGACGATCATCTCTCCAATTTTCTTGTGATTCCGACATTAATGGACTTTCCCATATTATATTAGTTTTATTTATAAAAAACTAAAAACCTGAATTTATCGCTAATGTTCTTAGAACTCTAGCGTCGACATTATATTGTTTAGATACGACACCAGCATAATATTCAAGTCCATGACGGCGTCCCTTTTCCGATTTTTTTCTATCCCAAATATCCTTTAGGATTTTAAGTGCGGCAGAATACTTTTTTTTCTGAATAGTATTTGCCATAACCTTTTTTAAAAACTGACCAGTAGGTGCTTCAGTTATGACTTCAGATGAAATATACTCCTTAAAGGATTTCATCACTCCACCTTTGCACTAGCACGCCACTGACGACAGCTCCAGTACCTAGCTTTCCACTTAGGGCCTGGATCTGAACAATTATGTCTTGCGCGGAAACTTTTTCTTCTTTCGGGGTCATCTCTTTTGATCTCCATATTAGGATCACCAAAAGATACCTTTACCACATTACCCTTATCGTTCTTTACATACACATAAAACTTCTTAGAACCACCACGTTGAATCTTATTCAACTTGACGTTGTCTTTCTTACCTTCTTCAGATACATATTCCGCATCCTCAATGACGAGTTCTTCATCTAAGGTAGAACAATCGTCACAACAAGATTCAGATAAGAACTGTGAAAATCTTTTCATGGTATTATCCTTTCATATTCATTGCTTTCTTCATAGAAGACAATGACTTATTAATCTCATCCTGAAACTTCTTACGTACAGCAGGCTTCTTGAAAGAATCAAATTTCTTGGAAACTAATTGACAAG